CGGTATTACTTGGTACGGTAGAGTACGTCTATTTAATATTTTAGGAAACCAAGTAGAGTGCCGGTATTTATTAGAGGCAATTGCTGAAAATAAATTTATGTCTATTGCAAGTTTGAATACACAAGCTCAATCAACGTATAGTAAAGATTATGATGCTTGTACAATAGTTGAGGCTAAAGCTGTAAGACATGCAGTTTTAGGTGGTATGTGGAAAACAGCAATGAAAGCACTAGATGATGAATCACCTAATGCTAAAGTGATAACAATGAGTGACGCGGATATTGACAGTCTTGTTGAAAATATTTTAAGTCTTTGTCACTGTTAATAATAAAACATGAGAAAAATTATATTTAATAGTAGTATGCCCAGAAGTGGATCTGAGTTACTACAAGTGATACTTAATCAAAATCCAAATATATACGGATCAGCAACCAGTCCGTTATTCGACTACATAAACAATATTCGTCTATGCCAAGAAAATGCTGAAGTAAAGTCACAACCAAAAAATATGATGTATAAATCTTTTTTATCGACATCTTTACATGCAATGGTTGGGTACTATAAACCAATAACCAATAAACCTGTTGTTTGCGATAAAAGCAGATCATGGATGTGGCAATATGATTTACTAAGTAAAATAATGAAACGAAAACCGATAATGCTATGCATGGTTCGTGATCTTCGCGATATATTTGTTAGTATGGAAATGAATTGGAGAAAGAACAGGCATCTTCCTATAGGTCCTGACAATGCAATAGAATTGACTAATATGACTATAGAAGAAAGAGTTGCTTTTTGGTCACAAAATCATCCTGTTGGATTCTCAACAAAAAGATTATTAGATGCCGGAGAACAAAATCTTTTAGAAGATGTATTTTTTATAAGGTATGAAAACTTTACAAGACATCCTGACGAAATCATGAAAGAAGTATATGAATATATAAAAGAACCTTATTATCAACACGATTTTAATAACATAGTAAAAACAGTTGAAGAGGATCATAGTTGGCATGGTCCTTATGGTAATCATGATGTTAATCTACAATTAAAACCCTCTGAATCAAAATATAAAGAAATACTTGGTGATGCGATTAGTAATAAAATTGTAAAAGGACATAAGTGGTACTTTAAGAGGTTTTATCCAGAAGTATTTGCACAGGGTGAGTTTTAAAATTTAATTCTTCTTTTTCATATATACCAATACGTTCTACACCGTGGCCTAACGTATAATTTTTTCGTGTTTTCCAACTAAGATCATCACACAAATCATATACCTTTGCAGATTTACCATTATCAGTTTTTCTTAATGATCGGCCTAATGATTGTAGTACTCGTATTTGACTTTTTGTAGGTGCTGAAAAAACTAAATTATGTAAATTACGTATATTAATTCCTGTAGAAAATGTCCCCATTGATGCTACAATAATTGCATTTTTTTCTTTCTCAGTAGCTTCACGTATAGCTTCTCGATCTTCTGCTTTTATTTCACCTGAAACATAGAACACTTTTCTATTTTTACCAGCTTTTTGTTTTATATCTTTATATAATGGCTTACCGTGCGTTTCGACTAAATTAAATAATACTAGTGTGTTACCCTCTTGTGCAAGTGTTAAGTTGCGAATAAATTTATTTCTAGCAGGATGTTGAACAATATAACTTATTTCTTCCTGGTATGTTCTTTTACCAAATGCTTTTTTCTCTGCATCCGCATATTGTAAATGTAATACATCAATGGATACATCAGATAAAGTATCAGCCTCAATTAATTTTTTTGTAGTGGTAACTTTGCATACAGGACCAAAACAACCTTCTAGTACAAGTTTGTGTACTTTAGTTCCATCTAGTGTACCTGTAGTTCCTATACGTAACCAAGCATTGTGTAAATGACCCATAATAGTAGTTAGTGATTTAGCTTTAAATAAATGTGCTTCATCTCCAACAACCATTTCATAATCTTTAAACCATTTTTTAGGTAACTTAAATATAGACTGCCAAGTAGTAATAACAACTCTTTGTTCAAAATATTCTTTTTCTTTACCAGCATATATTCGGTGTACTTCACTATTATTAAAGTTTATATCATCATGGCTATAGTCGCCAAAATCTTTCCATAATTGTTCTACTAAAGAAGTTGTAGGTACAACTATTAATGCTTTTTTATACGAATTATCAAGAAACCATCTTAATATCATATAAATCATAAGTGATTTACCAGAACCTGTAGGTGAAAGTAATAGTGCTCTTTGATATTTTATTGCGTGTTCAATAGCTGACTGTTGGTAATCACGAAGTATAATTTTAGAACCAGCGCAGTGGAGAGGAATACTATTACAGTAACCGCTTCCCAATTCTCTTTCAGTTTTTTTAACTTTTGCATCGATCGTGTATCCTCTGTCTTTTATAAATTTTTGTAAATGATAAAATAACCCACTTGGTAAAGTATAGTCTCTTGTATTATATAATCTTATTTTGCCATCCCATAATTTGTTTCTATATGATGGAACGAACTTATAACCAGGTACATAAAAAGTAAAGAACTCACTTAATTCCATAATAATACCGGAATCATTAGGCTTTACAATGATATGGACTTCATCTTTTTTAGATACAACTATATCACTCATGTTAACCGCCAGATGTAAATCTACGCCAATCTATAATATTTTTTATTGTAGAATGACGCCAACGAATATTATTCATTATTTCATCAAGTGTTTCAACTAAAGTTTCTTGATATTCTATTTTAGCAACTAAAGCCTGTATGTCAGGATCCGCATCATAATAATAATCCATATCACCTTTTAATGGTTTAGTACCACCTTTATACGGATCATATTCCCAACCTTTTTCATCCATATCTTCTTTAGTCATTTTACCTGTGTAATATAACCATTTACTTTTTTTAAGTTCAGATATTTTTAGTCTTAGTCTTTTAAGTTGTAACTTAGCTACAGTATGAAGCTCTAAATATTTAGAGTGTAATTTAGGAGTTTCTGTAGAAGTTAGATCTAAATCTATTTCATTGATTTTAGAATCTTCTTTCCACATTTCAAGTATTTCTTCTACATTCATATAGGTATTATAACATATTTGTGTACTAAATGTACATACTTTTATCTAACAAATGTGAACTTATTATAACTAAATGACACTGCGCAACTAATGTATTCAACACTTGTATCTTGAGTAGTAAACGATAATGTGTCTAACGATATAGGAAATGCATCGTGAAATCTTACCTGTTTATTTAGTGTGTTCTTATTAGTTTGTATAGATAAAAGAACATCTTTGTATTTTGGTTTTGATGAATTATTTTCTAACATCCAATCATGTATTTCTAAGTAGTTTTTCATTTCTTCATCAACTACAAATGTCAAATCTAAAGTATTATAATCAACCGTATCTCCTGGAACAGATGCATTAAAGTTTTTAAAACTAGTTGATACTGGGGCTTGCGATATGCTAGGAACAGATGCAGACGTACAAAAGAACTGTATATTTGCATATTCTGATGAATCTATCGTTACCTTAAAATTACCTGGTGCTAAAAAATTCTTATTGTCTGTTATGTTTGATTGGCTCATACTTCTATTTATACAAAAAAAGAGATCCTCGAAAGGATCTCTTTATCGTATTCTAATTGAAATTCAATTAGGCAGTTAAGTTTGCCACAGAGAATTTACGGAAGTATACATTAGTACCACTAGAAGCAAGCTCGCCAGTGAAAGTTGCACCCTGTGAAGCACCGTCTGCTAAACATAATGGGTTAGAAACTAAACCGTAACGAGTCTTGAACGCGATTCTTGGCTGGAAGTCTTCCTCACCAACGGCTTTCACCATTGTTAAAGGAACGTATGGGCAGTAGAAAATACCTGCGTCATAAGGACTTGCACCACGGTATCCAACGATTACTTCATCAGTAGATTGATAAGGATCGATGTAAACCTTAAGTGAACCGTTCAACGTACCTGCAAATGTATTACCAACTGTGTCAATTTGAAGACCAGTGCTAGTTAATGCATCGCTATAATTTAATGCACCAGATGCAGCTAATGCTGATCCCACGTTTGGAGATACGATAACAAAGTTACCTTTACCTCTACGTGTAGCTTGACCAATTGCGTTAGCATATTGCTCAATACGGAACACTAATGCTTGGAACTTTTCTTGTCCCCATCGTGCACCGAGAATATCAGCGTCAGTTGTTAAGTTGAACTCAGAACCTCCGTTAAGGACGTTTGTAGGTAACACAGCTTGTGTACGAATCTGTTCAATAACTTCTCTGTTGATTTCCGCTAGGATTTCAGTAGATAAGATATTAGCAAGTTCAGACTCAGCGTCAAGACCATGAATTGCTTTAAGGTCTTGTGCTAGTTCCATTGAGTAACCAGCTTTTAATGCACGAGTACGAGCAGTAACCGTTGACTTGTCGATCTTGAAGCCCATTGCACCAAACCCACGAGCAGGTGATGTAGCGTCATCATGATCTCCAGATAAACCTTCAGCTACGTCTGTTACGTAACCTCGTCCTAGAACAGTTCCGCCTGAGGTATTTGGACCATCTGCCGAACCGTCATTAGTATCGCCTGCACCACCAAATTGAGTATCTGCAACTTTAACTAATGCTGCAGTATCAGTAGTAGATCCTCCCTTAGTAGATTTGAATAATGGAACCATAGAGAAGATCAAACCAGTTGGTCCGCTCATTGGCTGTACACCTGCAACGTCATATGCGATCAAAGAAGGCATAGCACGTCTAACAAGTGCGACTAATACAGGATCAAAGTTTTGCACGTTTGAAGCAACAGTATCTTCAGCTTCTGTAAGAAAGCTTTGTTGTGCAGCATTTTCGCGCATTGCTTTTTCCTGATTCTCTAGTAGGACTGCTGTAACAGCCTTACGATAATTATCTTTGATAGGCTCGCAATCTGCGTGCTCTAACAAAGGAGCCCATTTTCTTTGGGCAGTTTCAGAATTAAACATAATTGTTTTCCTTGTTGTTGTTAATTAAGTTAGTATGGTTAAAATGCATCTTTTTCTAATCTAGAAGTTGCATTTACATATCGTTGCATAACTGGATCTAAATCAGAAGCTTCTTTGACTTCTTCAGTAATTACAGTTGATACAACCCGATTTGAGTGTGTTTTCTTTTTAGATGAAGCTTTATTTTCTTCTATTTTCTTTTTAGAAAAATATGACTCTTTGATGGTAGCTACCTTTTTAGTAAACTTAGATGTTGATTCAAACTTAACATCTTGAGTTAACTCTTTAAGTTTTTCAGCTTGTGTTGCCACTAAGCCTTCAGAAGCTTCTTTGATTATAGCTACTCTTTGTGCAGCTATAAGTTGTCTACGAAGATCTTTGTTTTCCTCTATCTTATTTTCTATGTCTTCTTCAAGATTAACATTTATGCTTGATAATTCATCAAACATATCAGTCTTACTTTCAGGCATTTCAATATAATGGTTAACAAATGTTTCTTTTAAAGAAGTCATGAATGCTTCAGCAATATCTGTACGTAGTGCACTTGTCACAGCAATTTTATTGTCTTCAACCCACTCTTCAGCCACGTAAGTTAGATAACTATCCAATTTTTCAATTAAATCGTTATGTAAGTTCTCGACCTCTTCTGAAACTATACTTGAATATGTTTCTTGTAGGCTTTGTACTTCTTCGTGAAGTTTAGCAGTTACTGCAGCTTCAAAAATAGTTGCAGCTTTTTCTTTGAATTCTTCAGTCAAATTATCATCAGATGATACAAGCGCTTCGATATCTTCTTTCATTTCGAATTGCTTAGACCGAATTTCTTCCATTGCTTTTGACGCACCAGCTTTAACAATAGTTTGAGATATATTAGAAACAGCTTTTGATACATCATCATCAGGTTCTGCAGCGCCTTCAATGCCATCTTTCTCTTCACCAGAGTGTGGAGCTTCTTCAGCTTCGTGCATACCTTCTTCTGTATCTAATTCTTTTTCTAATTCACCTTTGTCTTCTTCGTCTTCGTGTGCAGCTTCGTGATGAGCTTCAGGCTTCACAGGTTCTTCCTCTTCTTCCTCTTCATCTTCTTCGTACACTTCTTCTAACTCAGTAGACTCGTGATACTTTTCAGCTTTTTCGTCTTCTTCGTCTTCGTCTTCTTTTTCTTCAGCATCTTCGTGTTCACCTTCATGCATACCTTCATCCTTTTTAGGAGCAGCATCCACAGCTTTTGATACATCTGCGTCAGGTTTTTCAGTACCTTCGATACCATCATCTTCTTCGTCTTCGTGCATGCCTTCACTTTTTTTCAAGTTGTCAAGACCTTTTCGGCCATGATCTTCGTGCATACCTTCTTCTTTTTCTTCATCTTCTTTTTCTTCAGCATCTTCGTGTTCACCTTCGGTCCACACGGCCCAATCAGCAGTTTCGTTCGTAGGATTTTCTTCTTGTCCAGGTGTTCCTGGATTTTCTTCCTTTTCCGCCGCTGCATCTTTAGAGTCATGCGCATCTTCGTTTAGAAGTGCTGCTAGTGCAGTTTGCACTATATTTTTATTTTCTTCTGACATATTAATTGTCCTCTTTTGATTACAGTTTCGAGAGGAAATCCTTAAACACCTTCTCCTGAACATTAGTTAGTTCTTTTGAAGAAGCTTTACGAACTTCTGTCTCATACTTTTCAAGCTGCTGAGCTTTCAGTATTCCATTATCCCAGATCCATTCTACACCTTCCATGATACCATTCACGAAAGCTCCTTGTGCAGACGGGTCTTGTACAATGTCTACTGTAGCAAGAGAGTAATCAGGTTTTACCACTGTACCCTGTTGCGTATTCTCAACGGTTCCCATACCACGACTAGAGACACCAAGCTTAACACCACCCTCAATCAGACCTTCAACAATCCGGCCCATAGGCGTATTTAATACTTGTGCCTTTCCAACAACATCATTACCGTTAAATTTTAGTTCGGTAATTTTGTGTGAAACTTTGTCTAAGTTAATCTGCGGCCCCTCGGGGTGATCTAGTTCCCCGACTGCTCTTCCAGGTTTAACTTGTTCTGCGATGTATTTTTCCACCGCGTTAAAAAGTGTTTCTTTAGGATATATTCTACCATTACGGTTTTTAGCTTCTGCTTGCATAAAAACACCTTCAATGAAAGTATTTTTAGAACCGTCTTTTTCTTCGGTAATATATTCTAAGTTATCATAGTGCTCTGTGATTAACTTCATTCTTATCCCCCAACGCTTGCAACACCACTAAACTTGACGTTAGCTGAACCAGCTGCTACGCCATGCGTTCGTTCTTTTGAAAAAACCATAGTGCCTTCATCGCCTATAGTGAACGAAGCAATTACTACGTTACCTGCAGCATCATTAGTAGCGTTTGTATATATTGTTACAGTTTGATCTGCAGCTGTGCTATGACAGTAAACTATTGTTGCTTCGCTTAAATTTGTTTTAGCTCCAGTTCCATTTGCTGCAGTTGTTGCTGTACTAAATCTTAATACACTCATGTTAATCCTTTTTGTTAAAGACTTCAGCAGCTACAGCTACTTTTTTAACTTCTAGTGCTTCGTGTCTTTTGTCTTGTATAGCACTTTTAAAAATCTTGTTTGCCTTTGAGGCATCATTAGCATATAATGCATTTAATAATTTTCTGCTCATTTTTCTACCTTCGGTTACATATATTTATATAAGTATGTTGTTTGAGAACATACATTTTTGTTTTGTTGTTTAATTAAATTTCTTCTTCAGGAGGCTCTTCTGCACCTACTTCAGGTTCTTCGATGTCAGTAGGTTCTTCAGGCTCTGTCTCAACATCTAATGCAGTATCTTCTTCCTTCTTCTCATCAGCACGTTGCTTATCAATTTGTTCAATTTCATCATCAGTCTGTTTAAATATATTTTTACGAATCCACTCTTTAGAATAATATCCTGCTTCAACAAATGTTTCTAAATTACCAGCTACATTTATTCTTTCGTTTAATATCTCGAATTCTTTTAGCTCTGAAAAGTAGTTATCTTTTATGTAGTCGACCGACAACTCTTCACTCATTTCTTCCCAGTCTTCATCAGCAATAATTCCTTTGAGTACTAACTGTGTTTTAAGTGCATCTAAAACCACATAAGAAAATCTTTGTCGTAGTCGATCAACAAATTTCTGAAACTTAACTTCTTCACGACTTACTTCAGTTGCCCTTCCAAACTGGAATCCAGCTTCTGATTCTAGACGTCCGATAGGTACGTTAAGTGATTTGTATAATTTTCTTTGGAAGAATACTATGTCTTCTATTTCTCCTAAATTTTGTCCACCAGGAAGTGTAGTAATTTCTGTACCTCTACCACCTTCACGTCTTGGTAACCAAAAATCTTCCATCATAGATTGGTGTCTTCGATCATCTCTTACTTCACCATTAGTTGCATCATATACAATCTTGTTTCGGTACTGAGACATCATATTTCTTACATACTCTTCTGCTTTACCTTTAGGTAAGTTACCAACATCGATGTAAAATATACGACGTTCAGGTGCACGTGCAACACGATATACTACCAGTGCATCTTCCATCATTCTTAACTGATTAACTAATTTAATAGCTTTATGTAGATGTGATAATACTTTTTTCCTACTAGAATCCATTAGTCCGCTTGTTACGTAAATCATTGCATCTGGTGAAACTTTGAGCCCAGCATCCATAGTAGTGCTTGAGTAAGAACTTGTTTGTGATCCACTTTCAGCACTATAAGGTTCTGGGGCGTATATAAAGTATTCTTCTTCTACTTCATTTATAAGAGCACCAGTTAATTTATCTGTGTCCTTAGATATTTCTCTTACTTTTCTCATGTGAATGGGATCAACATATCGAAGTTCTTGAATACCATCTTTCGGATTATCGCTATCAACTACTATATGAAAATAAATTTTACCATCAACATACCATCTTCTAAAAAAATCTGCTCCATATTCATTAAATTTTAACAATTTAAGTATATGATCAAACTCATTTTGTATTTTACGCTTTATGTCGTCCGTATAGTTTAAATCATCTAGATTTAGTTGTATTGAAGCACCGACTTCTGCAGATACAATTGATTCATCCACAATATCATCAATTGCAGAATCACATTCTGGTTGTTCTGCAGCTTGTCTATACTTTATAATGAGTTCTTTATCGCTTTCAACTGTAGTACCATCAATATCATAATATTGACCGTAGTAACCACCAGCTGCGATATTAGACACGCCTTCATCTTCGTAGGGAGGCGCAAAGGATTTTAATTGCTTTTTATCTTCAGGGTCTTGTCTATTTTTATCTAGACGTTTCTTTATTTCGAATCCAAATATTTCCATAATATACCTATTTATATAAATTTCTCCGGCTTTTACACCGGAGAATTAATTTAAGTTGTTGTGTTTGATTCCCAATACTGATACTGCAGCTCAACAGTAAACTCTTCGATTGTGTCGTTTGAATCGTAACTTACATCTATTTGTGAGACGTTAGTTGGAAACGCAGCTCGAAGTGTATACGTTTTAGCAGTAGAACCATCGGCATTTAATTGCTCAACGATCATATCAGCTTGATAATCTATTGGGTTAACCAGACCAGTATTATTAACATGTTCATTAATACCGTTCATCCAAGTTTCGAATGAGTCACGTACTTTGAACTGTGCATCATTTAATATAGTAATGGTCCAAGGTTCAAAAGTACGATCACCAGCAATTTTAAGTATTCTTCCTCTGAAAGGAATTTCTATAATACCTAAGTTACTAGCTGGTAAACCGGCTGATTTAACCATAAAGGAAGTAAACTCAGCATCTCCCCCAGCATAAGCAGGGAAGTTAATTGTTGCTTTGAACATATTTGCTCGAGCACCACCGCCTGATATTTTTGACTTGAAGTCATCTACACCTAATATAGCCATGATTTATTCTCCTTCCTTATTTTTTAGTTTGTACCTACTATTTCGCTAAACTCAACGCCTGTTCTTGTAGCGATGAAGTTAAGTGAAATGAAGTTAATTGATCGAGCAGGCTTAATAAATATGTCTGCCACGAAACGATTACCATCTATAACTTCTCCTGTATTGTTTGTTTCGTCACAAACAACTAAGAAGTCAGTGATACCTCTACGACCTTTTACATCCCGAAGGAAAGGTTCTACAGCATTCCTAAACTGTGCTCGAGTGAACTCATCGTTCAATTCGAATAGTTGGAATTTAGCCGCAGTTGCGATTGCTTTTTCTAAAGTGATAAACAATCTACGAACATTAATTCTGTCAAATGCAGAAGGTTTTACCTGTGCAGTCTTATCGCCAAACAATAAAATACCTTGTCCAGGGAATGAAACGATCGGATTTACTCGACGTTTATAAAGTTCATCTCTCTGAGCTTGTATTGGATTAAATGCGATTTTAGCTACACCTCTTAATATACCTCTATTAAATCCAGCTGGTGAAAACCAGGGATCAGTTACACTATCAGTATAAGCACATAAACCAGCAATATGTCCTGCAGCAGGAATATATTGGAATATATCGTTATACTTGTCGTATACATATAATGCTGTACTATCTAGTACACCATAAGAGCTTGTATTAATACCGTCGGCAAATGTACGTACATTTCCGAACTGAGTAGCAGAACTCAATATATTTGCAGTTGAGCTTACCGCTGGACCTACAAACATAAGTGCGTCTTTACGTAGTGTTGCAACATCGATAAGTGCATTTGCATTTACGATAGTATGACCACCACCAATTAGTAAGTTTACTTCGACTGATTCAGAATCACCGAATCCGTCTTGAAAACCAGCTACGATTTGACCATCAGTAACAGCAGTTCCATCTGAACCACCTGCAAGAGTAAATACTGTCGCGGTAGTTGCTGATAATGGTTCACCACCCCATATCCATGATGATCTTTCGTTAAGTACATCATAGTAAAAGTTATTTGTACCATCTGCTAGTTTAGTTCCTGATACAATACTTAAAAAAGAATATTTTTCTAATACTGTACCTGCGGTACCACTAATTGCACCAGTATCATCTTCGATAACTATGTGTATTTCGTTTGTACCTGGAGCACTGTCAAACTCTCCTGAGAATTCAACTGTCGCATCTGGACTATTATCTGATATCATTGAACTATCAATGACGTGAACTTTTAATGCATTACCTAATGCACCTGGATACTTTGCAATGAAATTACCAAATTTACCTGGTGAATCTGCACCTTGCAATGTACTTTTTTGTGAGTCATAACTGTCTTCATTTAATATACGTTTATTTGTTGCTTCAGATTCACCTGAACCTGTTGCTGGAGCAAACGAGTTATACGCATCTGAGTTAACTACACGTCTTACTTTTAGGTTATTGCCGTATTGTAAAAATCCAGCTCCCATAAAATAATGTTGGTAGATACTTGTTGTTGGCTTACCGTATAAGGCAGCCAAATCTTTTTCGGATCCTACAGTAACGTTCTCATCTACGGTGCCCCATCGGAACTGGCCGACGATTCCCCCTATCGAAGTTGATACTGCCGGGATCACATTTGTCAAATCAACTTCGTTGATTTCGACACCTGGAGATACTAAGAATCCCATGATTGTTACCTCTTTCAGTTAATTTTAATTAATAAGTTTTCATAATACGATTTTATTCAATATATCTATTTATAGATATTACAGGTTCCGCCATTCTTGCATTGAGTTAACCATGTCGTTATATTCCTCTAATTTTTCTGGTTCTTGTATAGCATGACTATTATCTGAAAGAAACCCGAAACTTAATAAATCGTCTTCTAATTCTTCTCTGTCTTTGTATAACATTTTCTTTAAATCAATATCATTAATATCACCAAAAGTAGATATAAACCAAGCAAACATCACACAATTCATTACCATATCATCATGACAACCCTTATCTGCTTCATATGAATTACCTTTTGGAACAAAAGAACTTAATTCACTAATTGTATCAGCATCACATATCTCTAATAGATTTTGTTCCATTAGATCTTTTAAGTTAGAACAACCAA